GCTGCGCTATCGTGATGATAGCAACTTATTCCTAGTATTTTCATCAAAGTACCTATTAAATATATTAGTTAAATCTTTTTTAGTTTTAGTAGAATAGTCAGGTGTATCTACAAAATCAACAAATGCCCATCTACGATTATCTACTATGGGTTGAATACGATGAACCATAAAACAAGGAAACAATAAAGTTTTACCAGGTTTAGGATATACTCTAATTAATATTTCTTTTGGTTCTGGCGCAGAAAAATCAGTTTGTTCAACGCGATCTCCTGTAGGGTTCCATGATCCAATTTCAAAAGGTTTGCCCTCAGTTAAATAAACTAGATGTGACCAAAATCTACCAGGCCTAGAAGTTGTTAATTTACGTTCAGCAAAATCTAAATTATCAAAGTGCCATTCATAACCTTCGCCAGGTTTTAGAAGAATCGCTACTTTTCCTGCAAAGTCACACCGCCATTGATGCCCATGATTGTAATAATTTTTTTCGCAGTATTCAACTATATCACTCGCTCGTCGGGCGATTGGCTCATTAAATCCGATTTCAACTGCGTCGGCCCAGCCATCTTTAATGTAATCTTCCATCTATCGTATATCTCCGATGCTAAAATGGGTGCAAGTTTATTATGTCCATGTTGATTCATATGTCCTTGGACACCTAAATTGTTTTCTTTCTTTGCGAAGTCTCTTAAATAAAAATCCCAAATACAAGGATGCCCAGTAAACCAAATGTGGGCAAGGGTATTCGGTCTATAAATAGGTATTAATAATAAATTATCTCTATTTGCGTCTCCTAAGACTGCTTTTAAAAAAAGGGCATTAATACGCTCATACCAAGGCATTTTAGTAAGTTTTTTAAACCATAAATCTCTCACTAAATTACCGTATTTATCTAAATTTCCCCAGGGGTAAGGTAATAAATAACTACCATCACCTCTTGGGTCAACTCTGTGGTGGTGCCCAATAAGCCAAATTACTTTAAATTTGTTGACAAGTCCTTGATCAATGATGTATTCTGCTTGTGCATCTAAAGTAATTCCAGGCACTTCCCAACGGTTCTTTAAACCAAGCAGGTTAAATGCAGGAATAGGAGCTTCGTCACAAGGTATAGACCATGAATTTCCAACTAAAAATATTTCATCACTCATGTTAATAGTTTCTTGTGGTGATAGTTTCACTCAGGGAGAAGGACTCTCTGATATAAGACAGTGTTATCCGTATTTACTACAGAAAAAACTGAATGCCGATTTGAAAAACTTATCTCAAAGTGGCGCATCTGAATATCTTATTACATCACAAGTTGAAGAAGCTGTCAAGTTAAAACCTGATTTAATACTTATCGGACACACCAATGAATATCGTTGGCAGGTTTGGGATTTTAAACAGAATATGTGGCAAGGTTTTATAGTAGCGACTCATGTGTTAAAAAATGAAAAATATTATAGAAACTGGGTGTTATCTGAGCAATTGCTGAATAATGCACGGAAAAAAACTAAAGAACATCAAGCGGCATGGCATGCTGCTGGAATGCTATATTTTTCTGAAGATGAAGTAGTCAAAAGAATGTGGAGCGGTGCAGTTGCAAAACAAATTATAAACACAAAAGGAATTAAAACAATACATCATTGTTGTTTTCCTCATTTGCAACCAGAATTAGCAGAATTAACTAATGATTATTTAGAGTTTCATTTAGATTTAGAAAAACATAAAGATTTTGCTCCTGACGGTTCTCACGCAGGAGCAAAAAGTCACATAAAATTAGCAGAGCTGCTACTCAATATGCTCTAATAAAATTTTACGAGCAGGCTTCAACAAACTCTTTTATCTCTTCCCACTTCTCTTCTTCTTCGTTAAGATTTTCTTTTCTCACGATTGTAGAAACTTTAGTAATTGTTGCGACAGGAATTCCATATTCTTCTTTGATGTCTTTTTTAAGTGCTGAAATTTTATCTCTCATTGCTTCTATTTGAATCATTAAATCAACAATTCTAGAAATTTCTGCTTTTAATTCAGATTTAAGTGCTGCTTCCATTTGTTCCCTCTATTATTTTAAATGTTTGTCTTACTTTTGCTGGTATTTTCCTAATGAGTTTTTGTCGTAAAAGATCATCTATAATTTGACCAAAGACGCTTCTAGCAATCTCAGCTGAATGTTGTATTTCATTATTAGCAACATTTTCTATGACAATTTTTTGATTAATTATGTTAAGTGCAGTTACGATGTTAGCAGAACCAATGACTCTACTACCTTTATAGTCTCCATCAGGTCTTGGTGACACTAGTTCATAAGTGTCATTTTCCCATAGCTGTTTTTGCTCATCATCAAAAACCTCAATGGGCATTCCTCTAAGTATGTTATATACTATTTGTATGTGATGTCTCTTCACGGCTCGCTCCCTTCGGTCGCACGCTTTGTGTAACTAACTAGCAACCCAATCATCACGATGCGGACTTGCATAGAACCAAGCCAAAGCTATTTCGATGCGTTTAGGCGCATCTCTGGCGTCTATCGCATTAACAAACTCACGTTTGAAGCGTAGCCACGGATTTCGAAGCGTCTTGACAGGCTTGATGCATGGTATGTCACGTTGATTCCAGTGTATGCAACGTTTTGCGAATGCTGTCTCAGCGTTAAGTGTACGCGTTGTCTCTCCGAGACGACGTTTGAGTGTTTCATATAGCTCTTTAAAAGCCTCGCTTTTTTCGCTGTCACTGATCTGTGAGACGCAGATTCGCCTTGCGTTTCTTACTAAATCACGATAGGCATTTTTTGATACTAGCTTAAAATACATTTATTTACCTCTTATTAATAGCATAGTTTATGTGTATGTGCAATCTGAAAATTAAAAGAACATTAATCATCAAAAAGCGGTTCTAACATTTTAGGTGAACGATAGGTCTTACCGTCTTTCCAAAAATCTTTTTCATTGTACCATCTGAAACGAGTGTGTTGTTTCCAGAGAGCGTTGATTCGTTTAACAGCTTCATTATACTCTTCAAAATAGGGCGCGTGAACAATGTCTAATCGATTGGCGGCCTCTTCCATCCACTCATGAGTTCTCCACGGACTCCACCGAGCAATATTTTCGGCCTCCCAGAGAGTTCTTAAAACACTCCAGTCTGCATATCCGATGCTTGAAAGAATTGATTGTTTTGATTTAGCCATTTTTACTCCTTATAATTTTATATAGTTCTAGTGCAAAGTGTGTATTTTGTTTTATTGTCATGTGATTAGGAGAAACATTTTTGGTGCATTCTATCTCTTTACCAAACTCAAACAGAGGAGTTTTGTAAATCAAACCTGTGGTAAAATTGTAGGTTTGTTCAAAACTCCAACAGTGTACGATCTGTCCTTTATATTGAGTTAAAACAACGTGATCAAACCAATAAAGTTCTCTTGATTGTCGCCTAGTTTCATACTCAGAGTTATGAAGATACTTATAATAAAGATAGGCAGCTGTGTAAAACTGTTTATCGTTTTTGTGCCTATCAGCAAGCATCATTGTTACCTTGTTTTTTGGGTGATGAATTCGGTGAGGCTCTGTCCAACAAAATACAGTTATATCTGCATCTTCTCTAAAAGACTGAATAGCATGTTCATGAGCCGTAGCACCTTTGCCCCATCCAAGAATCTTGCAATTTAAACTTTTAGCTAAAATGTTTGTCCAACTTCCTGGTTCATTATTTCCACAAAAAGAATCTCCACAAAAATTAATGGTTTTAGCCATTTACCACGCCAATGTTGTTGAGATGATTGTAGTGATCAACAATGTCTATAATATAGCGTGCAGCAAAAAATTCTCCGTGAGTGTCAATGAGCGCTGTATACTCTTGTATAATTTCTGGAGCATGTTGAGAAAGAAAGGCGCGAGCCTCAGGAAGTGATGGTCGTTTGTGCATGGTTTTCCTTATTTGTTATTTAATTAATAATAGTATATTTTTAGGCTGTATGCAACCTAATTAGTGCTTCAGTAAGTTTTTAGTTGCTAAACAAAGTAAAATTGTTTAGAGTATTAGTATGTATATAGACGATAAACAATTAAAATTTGAAATTAAAGAGGTACACTCATCTATTCACGAACTTGCTAATGATCTTGGTGGCGACATCAGATTTTTACATCAAGAAATCTCTGAATTACGTGAAACAGTTGAAATGCTTCAACAAGATATTAGACAATTAAAGGAACAGATAAATGGCTCATAAACTTGTAGGATTTGCTCACTCATCTAATTTATTAATAACAGAATATATCAAAAATCAACTGTTAGCAATTGCAAATGAAATTGATGGGCTACAAACAGAGTTTGGAAATGAAAATGATTTAAGACTTAACACACACTGCCCACAACCTATTCGATTACCTTGTTTAATGCTATTTAAAAATGATACTCATAAAACACACATCA